CCCTCATCACGAAGGAGGGCGTCCCGACTGATAGTCCCATCAGCGCAGAGCGCAGGGCCATCCTGAAGGAACAAATCTACAAGGACATCAACGACCTTCAGGTGAAGGTCAAACTCCTTGAAGAGCGCGAGAAATTCTTAAAAGGAGCCAAGTAATGCTGTCCTTGCTTTCCACCCTTGGGGGCTTGCTGCTCTCGGGCCTGCCCAAATTGCTTGAGTATTTCCAGAACAAGGCAGACCAAGCCCATGAACTGAAGTTGGCCCAGGTTCAGACCGAGCGGGAACTCCAACTGGCAGCGGCAGGTTTTGCCGCCCAGGCCCGGATGGAGGAGATTCGTACCGAGCAGGTGGCGATGGAGACCGACGCTCGGATGACCGAGGCGGCTCTGGCGCATGACCAGAAGATCATGGATAAGGCTTCCCGGTGGGTGGTGAACTACACCGGCACCGTGCGGCCTACCGTCACCTATATCTTCGTCTTTGAGTTGGTGGCCATCAACGCCTTCATGGCGTGGTATCTGTGGAACCATCCAACGCTCATTCAGAGCATGGACGACATCATTCTGTACTCCGACCTGATCTTCTCCGCTGATGAGATGGCGATCCTCGGGGGCATCATTGGCTACTGGTTCGGTTCTCGCCAGTGGAGTAAGAAGTGAAACTGAGCAAGGCGGGCGAAGACCTCATGCACAAGTATGAGGGGTTTAGGAGTAAACCCTACCTTTGCCCTGCCCACATCTGGACGATTGGCTATGGCCACGTCCTGTACCAAGAGCAGATCAGGCTCCCGGTCATCCGCAAAGAAGGGTATACCGGGATGCTCCGCAACGAGTTCCCCCTGAAGCCGGAGGACAACCGTGTCTGGACTAAGACGGAGATCGACGAACTATTCCACGCTGATGTCGTCGTGTTTGAACGTGGTGTTCTTCGACTTGTTCCCGGTGTACCTGGGCGTCAAGGCTCTTTTGACGCTTTGGTCAGTTTTGCCTTTAATGCAGGGCTAGGTAACCTTCAGCGCAGTCAGATCAGGATGCGTGCCAATCGGGATGACTGGAACGGAGCGGCAGACGCCTTCCGCCAGTGGACGATGGGTGGCGGCAAAGTCCTGCCGGGTCTGGTTAAACGCAGGGAAGCCGAGATTGCCCTTTTCCTGTCTTGACGGGAGAATACCGATATGCCGCTCAAGAAACTCACTCTCAAGCCCGGTGTAAACAAGGAGAACACCCGGTATACGTCCGAGAACGGTTGGTATGAGTGCGACAAGGTGCGCTTCCGCCAAGGCACTCCCGAGAAGATTGGTGGATGGGCTCGCATTTCTGCCAGTACGTTCCTTGGTGTCTGCCGTTCCCTGTGGAACTGGGTAACCTTGGGCAATCTAAATTTGATTGCGCTGGGCACCAATCTTAAGTTTTACATCGCCCGTGGTGGTGTTTACTACGACATCACGCCGATCCGTGCGACGGTCACGATCAACAACAATCCCTTTGCACTGACCGCCTCGACCACGGTCACGGTCACGGACACAGCACATGGCTGCGTCACAGGGGACTTTGTGACCTTCAGCGGCGCCGTTGATATTGGTGGCGTGGGCACCAACGTGACTGCTGCCGTCCTGAACCAAGAGTTTCAGGTCACGGTGACAAGCGTTGACACCTACACCATCACCATCTCGGTCACACCCAACGCCACAGCCATCGCCGGTTCTCCGGGGGGCGGTGCGGCAGTTGTTGCCGCGTATCAGTTAAACACCGGGTCGGCTACGGCCATTCCTCTCACGGGATGGGGAGCCGGTGCGTGGAGCGCGGGGGCGTGGGGTGTTGGCGGGACTTCTAGTACATCCATCCAGTTGTGGAGCCAGAAGAACTGGGGCGAGGACTTGGTGTTTGGACCTCGCGGTGGCGGCATGTACTACTGGGATGCCACGACCGGTGTAAACACCCGTGGGGTTGATCTCTCCACCTTGTCCGGGGCCAACGGTGTGCCGACCAAGCAGAACTTGGTCTTCGTATCAGACATAAACCGATTCGTTTTTGCTTTTGGGTGCAATGAGATTGGATCGTCTGTACTCGACCCCATGCTGATTCGGTGGTCAGACCAAGAGAGTGCGACGGATTGGACCCCGGCAGCAACCAATCAGGCGGGCAGTCTTCGGCTTTCTGACGGCAGCGAGATCATTGCAGCCATCCAAGCCCGTCAGGAAATCGTAGTCTTCACGGACTCTGCTGTTTACTCCTTGCAGTATCTCGGCGCACCAGAGGTTTGGGGCGCTCAGACGCTTGGCAGCAACATATCCATCCTCAGTCCGAATGCCCTGGCCATTGGCTCCGGCGTGATCTACTGGATGGGGGTGGACAAGTTCTACGCTTACGACGGTCGTATTCAGACCTTGCCAAGTGACCTGCGACGCCATGTGTTTGGAGATTTCAATCAGTCTCAAGCGGCTCAGGTCTTTGCCGGAACGAACGAAGGCTTCAATGAAGTCTGGTGGTTCTACTGCTCGGCCAACTCAATGACCATCGACAGGTACGTTGTCTTCAACTACCTGGAGAAGATTTGGTACTACGGCACGATGGCCAGGACGGCATGGCTTGACTCCGGCTTGCAAGACTACCCAATCGCCGCGACGTACCTGGGCAACATCGTGGAGCACGAGAACGGCGTCGATGACAACGCCACCGGGACGCCCACTGCAATCAACGCCTACATCGAATCTGCCGAGTTCGACATTGAAGACGGGCAGAACTTTGGCTTCATCTGGCGCATGCTGCCGGACGTGACGTTTACAGGCTCGACGGCCAACAATCCGCAACTAACCATGTCGCTCATCCCCATGAAGGGAGCAGGCTCAGGGTTTAACAACCCTCAGTCTTTGGGCGGTTCAAGCAGTGCGGCGGTCACGCGCACGGCTACGGTGCCAATTGAGCAGTTCACCAACATCGTTTACATCCGGGTTCGTGGGCGGCAGTTGATTATGAAAGCCGAGTCCAATGATCTCGGCGTGGCGTGGCAATTGGGCTCACCCCGTATCGACGTTCGGATGGATGGCCGCAGATGACACTGCTTGTCGAAAATGTCACCGTACCTGCGCCGCCCAATCTTCCCCTGGCACCCGGGGACTACGACTCTCGGTATCAGGAGCAGTTCAACAACGTCCTGCGTCTGTACTTCAACCGTTTAGACGCAATACTGAGGGGTCTCGTGACTACAACCGTACCCATCCCAATCTCTATTGGTGGCACCAATACGGATGCCTTTGGACGGCTGCGGGTCAGTCAGCCATACACGCTCTTCGACAGCCAGAACCGTTACGCTGCGGACAACCAGTTCGACGTGGCCACGACCGGAACAGGCACAACATCCTTCCTGTCCAATGAAGCGGCAGTGAAGATGGAAGTCACCGGGGCCGGTGTCGGTTCTGTCCTGCGGCAGTCCTATCGCTCATTTCCGTATCAGCCAGGGAAGGGCCTGTTGGTGCTTGCCACCTTCGTGATGGACAGCAGCATGAGCCTGAACCTCACGCAGCGCGTGGGGTACTACAACGACCAGAACGGTGTGTTCTTCCAGCGCGTCGATGGGGTTTACTCTTTCGTCCTGCGCTCTTACGTCACAGGCTCTGTTTCCAATGTTCGGACGGTCAATCAGGAAGATTGGAACGGCGACAAGTTGGACGGCACGGGGGACTCTGGCTACACGCTTGATCCGTCCAAGGCTCAGATTTTGTGGATGGATTTTGAGTGGCTTGGCGTCGGATCAGTCCGGTGCGGATTCATCATCAACGGCCAGTACATCGTCTGCCACACGTTTAACAACGCCAACGAGATCACCAACGTCTACATGACCACGGCTATCCTGCCGGTGCGATATGAGATTGTGACCACCACGGCTGCTGTAGCGGCTTCGATGAAAGCCATCTGCTGCTCGGTCATCTCCGAAGGTGGGTTTGAGCAGACATCCATTGACCATGTGGCGCGACGCACCACAGTCCTGGGCACAATCGGGTCCACTTTCTTGCCCGTGGTCTCCATTCGCCTTGCCTCTGGCCGCACGGGCGCAGTGGTTCTTCCCAACCGGGTGCAGGTTCTGCCGACGACCAATCAGAACTATGAAGTGGCGCTGATCAAGAACCCCACACTGACTGCCGCGTCATGGACGGCAGTGCCAACTGATTCCAATGTGGAGTTTGATGTAGCAGCCACGGCCACTACGGGTGGCTCCATAGTGCAGACGGACTATGTGACTTCGACTGGCTCAGGTGGCGTGGGCAACACAAGCGCGGCCACAGGATACAACTTTGACCTGCAACTTGGCGCAACGATTGCCGGGGTCAGTGACATCTACACCGTCGCTGTCAGAACTGTATCGGGCGCAACCACGGGTGACGTGGTTGGATCGTTGTCCTTCTACGACCTGACGCAATAAGATCATGGCGCGACTGTTTACTGAGCAGGAGTTTGATGACTCTGCCAATGAAGACTATCTGCGGAACATCGTAGGTGGGCAGACGGCGCAGCCTAATAATGCGGAGACTCTGACGGGCCTGTACCAAAGCGTATTCAATCGTGCGCCGGATGAGGGCGGATACAACTTCTGGCTGAATGCCATGAACACTCAGGGGTACACGCCTGAGATGGTTCGGTCAGAGTTCTTGAAGTCGCCCGAGTATCAGGCTCTGACTGCTGCACCAACTCCTGCGCCAGCACCCGCCGCGTTTAACTTCAAGGACTATATTTATCAGGGCGGGGCAGACGACACTGTCGCCACCCAGCGGGGACTTGACTACATCCGCGAGCAAGGGCTTACTCCGCAGCAAGGTGTTGACCTGTTTAACACCAATCTCGGCACCAACTTCACGCTGGATGATTACTACCGGGCGACTGGGACTCAGCCGCCTGCCGCGCCTGTTGCCGCTCCCGCTCCCACCCCAGCACCTGCTCCGGCGCCTGCTCCAACATCTTTTGTGGAGACTCCTTATGTTGCGCCCGTTGCGCCGACCCCGGCTCCTGCACCTGTTGCTGCTCCCGCCACAGTCTACGACCAACTTGAACAAGCGGGCCTGACAGAAGGGCCGGTAGAGCCATTTGTCCCTGCGCCTGCACCTGCTGCTCCGGCCCCTGCGCCTACTCCTGCTCCCGCACCTGCGGCTGCGGCGCCTACAGACCCGGCCTCATTTATTACATACCTGAATCAGACCGATCCCAACTTTGCACAGCGTTCGCTTGAGCAGTATCGACGTGATTATGCTGCTGCATCTGCTGCGGCAGAGGGTGCGTTTGACCGGCCTGACATGGTTGGCACGAATGTGAGCGGCTGGAATATCACACCATTTGAAACATACCGCCCAGACCCAAGTGGGTTTGATATTCCTGATAGGCAAGTAACTGATGCGGACAAGATTCTTGGTGGGTATAACGCAACAAGAAGCACTATTGGTGAAAACGGCAAGCCAATAGAGACAACGATTACCTACGACCCGCAAGGGAGAGTAACCGGTTCGACAAACAGAATTTTTACCGGCAGTGATAGCGGCGTATTCATTGAGTACGATGCGGAAGGTAGAGTAATTCGTCAAAAACCGTTTGATTACTCTGCGGAGAGCGCGGCATCTTTGATGCAAATAGGGAGTCTTGTACTTCCCGCGCTCGGCCCGTATGGGATGTTTGTCAACTCTGCTTTACAAGCAAGTCAAGGCAATTACCTCGGTGCAATTGCGGCTGCCGCAGGGGGTCTTGGTGGGCTGTCTGGCGCAGCAACGGCAATTGACCCCATCTCTGGCGCTGTGGTCAATACGGGCAGTCTTGCGGGTATCCCGACCTCTACGTTCCAAAACATTGCTACGGGCGCAAACGCAGCAAACGCAATTAAGAGTGGCAACTGGTCAGGGCTGCTTTCAACAGTGGCAGGCAGCAACCTTGGGCAAGATGTCCTTGGCACATCTATAGGCGATACCGGATTTACTCTTGGAGATGCGGCCAAGGGAGCGTCTGCCCTTATGGCTGTCCAGAATGGTCAGTACGGGCAGGCAATTACGTCCTTGGGGCAACTAGCAAACAGCAGGGACACGGTTATTGCTGGCCGAGCGGTATCGCTATTGCAGGCGCTTGAGTCTAAAAACCCGCAGGCAATTCTTGGTGCGACGCAGCAGTTTAGTGCTGCCATGAGCGAGCCGGAACGCACAAACAGATTGCCAAGCACTGCGCCGAGCAGCACCACACAGGTTACTGGCGGGGACTTGCAGACCACTGGGCTGAGTAATGTCGATGATTTGCTGTCAGTTCTTGAAGGAACGGGCGGAACTTTGCCGACTGCGGGTGCAGGCACAGCCGCGACCTCCGGGGCGTCTCAATTCACAGTTGGTTCGCAACTCCCAAGCGGCACTTCAATTGAAACTGATAATCAATCAATTGCTGCAAATCTGATCAAAGACTTGGTTCCCCCGGGTCAAATGTCGCCAAGTCTTTTGAACTGGGCGGCAAGTTATGTTTATGCAGGCAACCAAGACAAACTGCGGGATGCTGTAAACAATTGGCTCCAAGGCAACGGGATGGTAGCCGCCCCGAATCTTGGCAGCGCAAGAGTAACTTCTGGTGTCGTAACTGGAGAGGGATTCAGAGTAGACGAAACTGGCAGAAGCAGTGACATTGGATACGACACTTCTGGAAGGCCCGCATCTCTTACTCAGGTTGTTGGCGTTACTGGTAAGTTGACCGACTTTGATCGGTACATGCAGTACATGGATAAGTATCCAAACGCTGCTGTGTCGTTTGATGAATGGCAGGCGATGGGCGGGCGAACAAATCCCGCCCAGGTTTCTCAGATTGCGGGTGATGTGGCAAAGAATGTTGCCATTGGCACTGCCGCGCTTGCTCAGTCACCGTTTGTGTTTGCGGACATGATTGCGGGACGGACTACGAGCGGCGCAAGAGAAGAACTTTCTTCTTACATCAGTTCCGTAATGCAGAGCCTGTCTCCTGAGTTTAAAGCAAACCAGGAAGAGATGAATAAGTTGCTTGGGGCGGACCCAAGTCTTTGGGAAACGGCTAAGGCTTATGGTCTTAACCCGCAGCAACTGCTTGGCTTTGTGGCTCAGACATCGCCGACTATGTTGGCAGGCGGCGCCGCCGGTCTCGGCATCCGTTTAGTTGGCGGAGGACTTGCTGCAAGTGAAGCAGCGGCCATCATCGCTAATGCAGGTGTTCACGGGGCACAGAGCGCGGTAAACGTCATGGATCAGGCCCGGCAGATGGGCTATTCCGATGCTCAGGCACTGGAGATGGCTCGCGGCACAGCAGGTCTGACAGGGATCATTTCCGCAGCAGCACAAAAGTTTGTCCCCGGCGCGATGTCGTTGGAAAGCAGACTGATTGGCTCGACTCAGGGCGCGATTAAAGGCGCCTTGACTCGCTATGGCGGTGAGTTGGCCAGCGAAGAAATTGAAGAAGGCTCTGCAAAGATCATCAACAACATGATGGTCGGTCGCCCCTGGAACGAGGGGTTGAGCCGCACAATGGTTGAGGCCGCTGTGGCAAGTGGCGCCTTGATGGCGGGTGTAGACGCAGCGTATTCTTTGCCACAAGTTGGCGCTGGCACATCTGGCGGCACTGCTGCAAACACTCCCGTCATCACTGGCCAGGGCGGGCAAGTCTTGACCCTTGGAGATGTGCTTGGCACGCCTAGCACAACAGTTACGACCGGATCAGCATTTGACCTCGGCGGTTTGGATAGCCAAACCATCATCAATGATTATGTAAACGAGGTGCTTCTCGGAGGCGCTCCGTCAGTCAATATCAATCCGAACACGATTGTGATGACTGGTATGGATCAGTCTGGCAATCTCACAACACTAACCGCCGGTGATCTGGGCCTGACCCAGTCCGTCACTGCCACGTCTGGTCCAAAAACGCCAACTGCTCCGGCCCCTAGTCCGGCGCCCGCAACGGCACCAGTGCCGAGTCCCGCACCTGCGCCAACGACAACTCCAAGTCCTGCAACGGCGCCAAGCACTACGCCATCACCTGCACCCGCGCCCACAACGACTCCGGCGCCTGCACCAACCACTACACCCGCGCCTGCGCCAACAACTACACCGGCTCCGGCCCCAACGACTACACCGGCCCCCGCACCAACAACAACGCCGTCGCCTGCTCCGGCTCCGACGACGACACCCGCTCCTGCGCCTAGCACTACGCCCGCGCCTGCACCAACCACGACACCGGCACCGGCACCGACGACCACCCCTGCTCCGGCGCCCAGTACAGCACCGTCTCCTGCTCCAAGTCCGGCTCCTGCGCCGAGCGTGGCGCCGTCTCCTGCGCCTGCCCCGGCTCCTTCTGTTGCGCCCAGTCCTGCGCCGAGCCCCGCTCCAAGTCCTGCCCCGGCACCGAGTCCCGCTCCGGCCCCTAGTCCGGCGCCTTCTCCTGCCCCTGCGCCGAGCCCTGCACCTGCTCCGTCTCCGGCTCCTTCTCCGGCACCGTCGCCCGCGCCTTCACCCGCGCCCGCACCTAGCCCTGCTCCCGCGCCATCTCCGGCGCCTGCTCCTTCTCCTGCTCCGGCGCCTAGTCCTGCGCCTGCTCCGGCACCGGCGCCAACGCCTGTGCCACCGCCTCCGCCTCCAGTGGAGCCTCCTCCGCCTGTGCCGCCGGTTGAGCCACCGCCTCCACCTCCCCCAGAGCCACCGCCACCTCCACCGCCTCCGGTTGTGCCGCCTGTGCCGCCGACGCCTCCCAAGCCGCCGGTTAAACCTCCTGTCAGACCACCGGTCAGGCCGACTGTGCGTCCTCAGGGAAGGTTTACACCTATGCCAGAGCAGGGCGCTGCCCAACCGGCACAGATGCGGCCAGGGTTGGCTGACGTGTTCTATGGCAAGGGCGCGGTCCAGTTTGGAGAAAAGTCCAAATCAATGGCAGATGTTTCTGATTTCCAAGGCAGGAAAGAACAGGCCCGCCGCTCTATGGAACTTGCCCTAGAGGGTGAGGGAGGGGAAAATGGATCAGAAGATGCCTACACCCGTTTAATGTCACTTGCTGAAGAGAATCCAGTGGCGACAGTTGATGAACTGATGAATATTATTGGAAGGGGCTGACATGTCCGACAGTTATGGTCACGACTGGGGTTACGGCGCCGGAGCAGACACCAACCCAATCGACTATGGGTTTTATGGTACGCCCGCAGGGTCAGATGGGTCCGGCGGCTTTTATATGCTGCCGGGGGAGGGGGTCAGAGAGTCGGCGCAGACTGGCCTGACCACACCGTCAGATGACTCTGGATATATTGGGGACACTGGCCTTCCGTCGGGCACGCAAGCAGGGACGCCTGGAATTGGTTGGGGAATGCCCGGGGGCCTGGGAACATTCCTCACGGACATTCAGCAGGGCAGACTAACAGACGCTATCGGCGGTCTGTTTTCTGGCAGGACTGGCGGTTCTCTTGGGCAGATGGCTGCATTCGGTGGCCTTGCTGCGTTGCTGAACAAGATGTTTGGTGACAACAGCCAAAAGCCTGTTGGTTACCAAGGTGGCATCCCCAAGTACACCTACGAGCGTACTCAGACGCCGATGGCTCAACAGCGTCCGGTCACGTACGAATCGATAACGCCCAAAGAAGGCGAGATGGCACCGGCAGTGATGCGATCTGTGCCGTATCGTCCCGGACAGGGTGGCATCTCTTACTTCACGCCCGGTCGGTTTACACCTGCCGGATACACGCCCAAGACGGCAGAAGAATTCCTTGTCCGTCCGGCTGCGCCTGCTGCTCCGGCTGAACAACCTGCCGCGCCTGTGGAGCAGACCACTGAAACGATTCCTGCCGCTTCCGGTGGCTACATGCCCGGTGGTATCGCCATGCTTGCCAAGGGTAGATTCCTTAAAGGGAATGGCGACGGTGTGTCTGATTCCATTGCTGCCCGCTTCGCAGGCTCGGGCCAAGAGGCTCGACTGGCAGATGGAGAGTTTGTGATTCCTGCCCGTGTCGTATCTGAACTGGGTAATGGTTCATCCGATGCAGGTGCTCGGAAACTTTATGCGATGCTCGACCGTGTTGAGGCTCGGGCAAAGAAAGCAAAGCGCGGCAAGCCGTCCGGCGCTGATCGTGAACTGAATAAACTTGCCTGAGGGTTAAACATGGCAACAGCACCTAGCATTCCCGCCGGTCAGACCGGTCGCCAGGAAACCCTGTCCGAATGGGCAGGCCCGTATGTAACGTCCATGCTCGGCAAGGCAGAAGCCTTGTCAGAGACTCCCTATCAGGTGTATGGAGGACCGCTCACAGCAGGTCCTTCGTCGCTTCAGACGCAATACTTCCAGGGGCTTGGGAACATTGGCTTCCCCGGACAACTGGGTCAGTCGTTTACATCGACTGGTGCGCCGACCATCCCGACTGCTTCGACCACGGGGCCGATGCAAGGCGTGGGATCGGCAACGGGGATCGCGGGTCAGTACATGAACCCGTATCTCCAGAATGTGCTTCAGCCACAACTGGAAGAACTGCGCCGCCAGGGTCAGATTCAGCAGATGGAGAACGCTGCTCGGATGACCAAAGCAGGTGCATTCGGGGGTGGTCGGCAGGCAATCCTTGATGCTGAACTGCAACGCAATCTACTGACCCGCATGGGCAGCACGATTGGCCAGGGATACGCATCTGCCTACGACAAGGCGATGGATCAGTACAACCGTGAGCAGGCTCAGGCGATGGGTCTTGCAGGCATGCTTGAGCGCGGTGGTGCAACGCAACGAGGTATCGAAGCAGAAGGTATCGCGGCAGACCTTGGCGAGTTCCAACAGCAGCGAGACTTCCCGTATAAACAGTTGCAGTTCCAGCAGTCGATGCTTCAGGGCATGCCGATCCAGTCGATTGCAGCCTCCTACCAACAGCCCAGTTCTCTGACCAACACCATGAACACGATGGGCGGTCTGATGCAACTGTACAAAGACATGTTTGGTGGCGCATCCACTACTACTCCTCCCAAGGCCCCGTAATATGCAAACCGCAATCAATCCTGCACTCGCGGCTGCAATGACGCTTGAGCGTGCCGCGCAAGTTGGTGAGTTCCAACCCACGACTCGGGAAGGACAGCCGACCGTCGCCGCTCAACTGATGCAGAAGGCCGTGCCTCCTGCCGTTCCTGATGTTGTTAAACAGGCAGGACTTGGCGGGCAGATTCAAGCCATGCAGATGCAGGACGCCCAACAAGAACTGATGGGCCGCCTGATGGCGCAGCAAAAGCAAGCGCCTGGGCTCATGGGTTTAAACCCACAGATGGGCAACTTTGCCGAGGGTGGCATTGTTGGATACACGGACGGCGGCACAGCGAGCACTCCCTACACATCTGCGGAGGAGATTGATCGTTTAAATAAGATGACGCCAGAAGAGCGCAAGGCTTACATGCGCATCAAGGCTGCGCAACGTGCCACTGCTCAGGCAGAAATGCCTACTCCTCAGGCTGGCGGGGCGCCGACCAAGGCAGCCACGGGTCGAGGCATCATGTCTGCCCTGAAGGGGCCGCTTGGCAGGTTTGCACCACTGGCTCTGGCAAGCGGTTTGTTCTTCACGGACGAAGATGAGATCAAACTTCTTGAGGATGCGGAACGTAAGCGGAAGCAGGGCTACACAGAAGACGAATCTGCCAAAGCCCGGAGGACGCCGGTGGGCGCTACGCCTCCGGCAGAAACCGTAGACAACATGGCAACTTATAGCCAGGAAGGTCGAAACTACCCCTCCCCCCTGATGCACATGGAGCGATTCTCAAATGTGCAGCAACCATCTCAGATGCGCGCTCTTCAGGCCGAGGCGCAAGAAGGCGGTGTGCCATCTCTGCTTGGTGCGGCCGCCATGCGCAAGTCTGCTCTAGATTTGCTTGGACAACTGAAGGCTCCTCCGACATTTGGAGAGGTGCGAGGGCAGGCAGAGAGGGGAGCAACTGAGCGGCGTGAGTTTGAGCGCGGCCAAGGTCTTGATCCTGACTACTTGGCAAAGGAACTTGAGGCGGCAAAACAACGCGGTCAAGAACGCCTGTCCTATGCTGACCGGCTTGCTGCGGAATTGGATGAGCGCCGCAAGGACGAAGGCATCATCAACTTCCTGCTTGGTGCCCGTGGTCTGAAGGGCCAGGGTATCGGCGAAGTGTTTAGAACTGGCGCACTGTCTTCTCGTGAAGCCGCTTCGATGTCTCGTGCCGAGGCTCGCAAGATTCAGGAGATGCGTCTGGCCTACGAAGATGCGTCGGTCAAGGAGCGTCAGTCTCTTGAACTGGCTCGTCGTGCTGTGGCCGCCGGGGATTGGAAGTCTGGTCAAGACTACATGAACAGCGCCAACAAGTTCCACAATGACCGCACAATGGCAGAAGCCGAGATGCGCAAAGCAATGTCGGGCGATATCTCCAAAGAGGAGATCGAGAAAATTAGGCTTTCTGAGGCGGCAAAAGATCGCAAGATTGGGCGTGATGTTCGTCAGCAATCTGCGAACGAAACGTTGTTGCGCTCCTATGATGCGACCGTTACCACGGCCATTGAGAAGGCGGAAAAAATACTTGCAGAAATGCACCCAACGGGCAAACTGTTTAATACAAGCGTGGAGGCTCGCAAGAGCAATCCAGAGGGCTACCGCCAGTATCAGGCTGATCGCAAGAGGCTTTACGATGAGATGGTGGCCCCCGCTGAACGGAACAGAAAGGCCCTCCAAGAACGCCTGCAAGGTTATGCTGGCTGGGGGCAAGTAAACGTACAGTGATTTAAATCATGCCAATCTATAGCGTCCAGGGGCCTGACGGCAAAACGTACTCAATCGAAGGCCCTCCTGGGGCTACGAGAGAGGAAGTTATCGGGGCCATTCAGGCCCGTCTTGCACAACAACCCAAGCCTGTTGCGCAGGAGACCGTCATGGCTCCTGTTGCTCCTGCTACGCCGGCCACACAGCGTTCATTTGGTGAGGCCGGTACGGACATCCTTGCCGCCGGTCTCGGTGGACTTGGCGGTCTGCTTCAGTTCCCTGGGCAAGTTGTTGGCCTACTTCCCGGACTTCGTAAGCCCGGAGAACTTGCCCAACGCCCTGGCGAGTTCATTGCCGAGGTTGGTGAGAATTTAAAGTCAGAAGGTTTAAAGGCCAGAGAGGCGCTGCGTAGCAAGGCTTTGTCCGACGCCGAGAAGGATGGCGTGCTGTCTCAGTTTGCAACCGCCATCACCTCCACACTCAAGGACCCCGCGCTAATCACCACATTTGTTGCCGAGCAAGTTCCGCAACTGCTTGGTCCCGCAACTGCGGTCAAGTTGACCCAAAAGATTGGTGCTAAGACGATTGAGTCTGCCGGAGCAGGACTGACCGGCGCGGCAGCAGAACAGGCAGTCAAAGAGGCTGTCAAGACTGTAAACAAGCGTGCTGCTGCTGCGGCCTATGGAACCGGTGCGTCGATGCAGGCCGCTGATGTCGGCGATGACACCTACCGAGATGCATACCAAAAGGCACTTGATTCGGGTCTGAGTGAGCAAGAGGCTGCGGATCGCGCTATTGCTGCTGCTCGTATCGCGGGTACCGGCGCAGGTGTGACTGCTCTCTTGGCTCAAAGACTGCCCGGCGCGCAGGCGATTGAAAAGCGTCTGGCCGGAGTGCCTGGAACCAAGGGCCGTGTGGCCTCTGGCTTCGGCGAGGCCATCGGTGAGTCCATCGAAGAAGGCGGCGGTCAGGTGTTTAAGAACATCGGACTGCGGCAGGTTGATCCGAATCAGGCATTGCTTGAGGGCGTTGGTGGTGCTGCGGGTCTTGGCGCTCTGGGCGGCGGCATCCTGGGTACGGCCCTCGGTAAACGTACCGTTGAGCAAGAGCAACGCTTTGAAGGTCAGCGTGAAGGTGAGACGGACCGTCAGTTTGCTGCCCGTTTACAGCGCGAGATTGATGCAGGGCTTCGTCCGCCCGCACCTCCGCCCGCTGCGCCGCCCGCACCAACGCTGCCGACAGACCAACAACTGTTTACATTGGCTGCCCAGCCAAACGGCTACGGCCTGCTGGAGAATTTAAAGCAGCGTGTTCTTCAGGATCAGCAGTTCCCTGAAGCCGACCGCAAGGCGGCGGCAGACAACATCGCCAACCTCCAACGGAAGATGGTGGAGGAGGAGGCTACTCGCGCCCAGACTCCAGGCTCAGTTGTGACGCAGGCTGAGTTGAGGCAGGCCGGTATCACCTCAACAGACCCGATTGCTTCCATCGTCAACAGAGACTTCCTGGCAAATAACCAAGTCTTCGATACGATCAATCAGGCTCTGTCCGGCGAGATCACGGACGCACAGCGCAAGAAGTACGAAGGTCTGTACGAGGGGCTATCGCAACTGCGACAGGACTTCTACCCCGAGGGCCAGGATGCGGGCATCCCGCAGATGTTCACGTTGCCAACTGCACCTGTTGAAGAGAAGGCTCCCACCGAGGAGGTTGCAGCAGCGCCTGCTGCGCCCAAGGGGCCAACTGAGCGTCAGCAACGCATTGAGTTTGGTAAAGGCATCGGCGCGGTTCAGCCTTATCCCGGAACGCTTGCTGGTCGTGTAAACCTACCAGCCCAGAAGGCTGCAAAGGCGGGTGATTTCAAGGGCGTTATTGATGCCTTGAAGAAGAGCAAGAACGCCGTTGTTGCAGAGATTGCTCGCAGGGCTAAGGACCTCAAGACTAAGATCGCCATTGATGACGAGGCCGTTGAGACCTATCAGACTCGCAGCCCGGTCATGGATCAGTTCTCCTCAGACAGCGCCAAGATGCACCTTGGTCTGCTTGAGAAGTTGCGTGAATTCGCTCCCACGGTGGATGCGCTGCCTGACGGCGCAGCGTTACCGCAAGATGTGCTGAACGCCACCACCAATGTATTTGAGGGCGGCGAGGATCGGGGCAAAAGCCTGCCTATCAAGCAAGCGGCATACATCGATAACAGTATGTTTGCCCCCCTTGGGCTTGGCGAAGGCGCCAAGTTTGAAACCAAGGAAGACTTTAAACGTCTATTTGATGCGTTTGAGCGGGTAACAAACGAGTTGGGCGAGACCAAACTGCGGATGACCGCACAGGCCACGATCAACGCGATTGGTGCGGCAGGTGTGTACGACGCAGGCAGGGACACCATCTTTGTGCCTGAGTATTCGGCCAAGGATGAGAAGACCCTCGCGCACGAGATCGTCCACGCTCAGACGGTAGAGGCGATTGCCAACCCGACAGACGAGCAGAAGCCTGCTGTTCAGCGGCTTGAGAAACTGTACGCCCATGTGAAGAAGGTTCTTGAGGAGCGCGCCTCTCAAGATGAGTTCTTCCGCAAGCCGTATGGCATCGAGAGCGTACAAGAGTTCGTGGCAGAAGGCCTGGGCAATCCTGATTTCCAGTACACGCTGTCTCGCATCGAGTACGAGAACACGACGGCATGGGATAGGTTTACCAAGACCATCGCCAACCTGCTTGGTCTGAAGCCAGACAATGCGTTTACAGAACTGCTTCAGATTTACAGCGACATCACGACGCCCGCCAAGATCGCTCCTGAGGAGCGAGTCAAGCGCATCCGGGGGCCCATGCCTCCGAAGATGCCTACCAAGGCGCAAGAGTTGCCGCAGCCCAAGGCTCCTGTTGAAGAGGGAGTTGCTGAGGCAGAGAAGACCATCAAGGCCGCAGAGCGTGCCCGCCGGACAGCCGAACGCCAAAGCCCCAGCCTGTTTACAGCACTGCGCGGCAAGTTGACCAAGACAGAGGTCAGCGATGTGGGCGCAAACTCGCTTCGGTTCAGGCCCCTGATCAGTAAGGGCAAGGGCGACAGCATCAGCACATTTGTCGCCAACGGTGATCTCGATCCGTGGCTGCCGCCGGACAAGCGTCTTGGTGCGCCCAACTACGATGAGTACGACAACACCGAGTTCATCAAGGAACAACTGCGTCAGGGCAACTTCCTGACGCAAGAGGCCAATGTTCAGATCAAGGCTGCGTTTGAAGGCATTCAGCAAGCCGAGTCCCTGATCCGCGAATACCTAACCCCCAAGGAAGTCGAGGCACTGATCAATGAAGCCCAAGATGAGCAAAGACGAATTGATCAAGCGGCTAAGAGGACTGCCGCCGAGCGTCCGCCTGGAACTGCTGAAACGGAGGATGTCGGCGATGCCGGCCTGGACCTCGGGCCAGAATTTGAAGCCCAACCCCTTGGTGAACGAGTAGTCAGGAAGTCTCTGGCAGCCATCCCGGAGGCCCGGTTTAAAGAACTGGAGCGTCGGGTTAAACAGGCGGAGCAGCGGGCTGACGAGGCCGAGAAGGCCGTGGAGCAGGCTGAAGAAGCCAAGCCCGAGGTGCCGCCCGAGATTCAGAAGAAGATTGAGATTCTGAAGCAGGTGCTTCGGAAGAACCTGAACAAGTTCGGTCTGAAGGATGTCGAACTGAACCTTGAGCGCGGCATGACCGACGAGGGCAGTTACGACGGCATGCTGATCAAGTTGGCTCTGGATGCGGCTGACCCGCTTGGCATCCTGCGCCATGAGTCCGTCCATGCTTTGAAGGAGGCAGGCTTCTTCACCGATAAGCAGTGGGCAACCCTGGAGAAGATGGCCGATACCAAGTGGATCGACCAATACCTCAAGGGTCAGCGCACCGTTTACAACGGCCAAGAGATGAGCCGTTACGAAGGCTACATGCAGGAGTACGGCGGCAACATGGCAATGATCCGCGAGGAAGCCATTGCTGATGCGTTCCGTAACTTCTCCAAGAAGCAGCCTGCCGGTCTGATGGGAACTCTGACCACCCGCATGAAGAACTTCTTCAAAGCGGTTAAGTCAGCGTTTAACGGCCAGGGCTTTGAATCGGCAGAGGACATCTTCGGCAAGGTCGAGGAAGGTGCTCTGAAGCCGACCAAGCCTGCCGAGGCAGCGGCTGAACGCAAGAGCATGCGCGTTCCTGATGGCATCCCGCAGCGTTTGTGGGAGTTGCATGAGAAGTCTCGCAAGGCTGATGCGGAGCAGATTGGCGAAGGAGAGGCGCGTGGTATTGCCCCGGGTGCTTTAAAACGTAATGCAACGATGGCTGCCCGTCGTTTGATGCAAGAGACTCGCGCATTTACACGGGGCGATGAGCAGGCAGCAAACGATCTGCAAGTCCGCATGAACACGATCTCTGGGATTCGTGAGGCGGTTGCAAATCAAGACGATCGGGCGCTTGAGATATACCAAGTTTCTGCCCCAGAAATTTATGAGCAGGAGGTGGGACGGCGCAAACTTAGCCTGCGCGCGCCAGAGACCGAAGCGTTTAAGCGTTGGTTTGGTGATAGCAAAATCGTTGATCGAAATGGTGAGCCAAAAGTTATGTACCACGGTCTTGCCAAAGACACGACCGATTTCACCCGCAAAACTGAGCGCGGCGCACCTATCTTTTTGACAGATGATCCGGCGTTTGCCGAGCGTTTTGCCGCCGAAAGTTATGCCGGGATTGCTGCCCCATCGGCAGGTCCCCACATCATGCCTTTGTTTGTGAGGGCAGAAAATCCATTTGATTACCAAAACCTGCGCCACATCTATCGTCTCAAAGAAGAGGTGTCACTTGAAGACGATATATGGGACTCAATTCGTCGCGGCGATTGGGAGGCAATTGAATCTTCAGAAGTTCAAGATGCAATCCAAATGGCAGGCTTCGATGCTTTCTATGTGAAGGAGGGCGGTCGCAAAAACTTAGCCGTTTACCAACCCAATCAAGTTAAATCCGCCACCGGCAACATTGGCACGTTTGAACCAACAAGCCCTGACATCCGCAAGAGCCTGCGCACTGAAGCAGCAGGCTTTACACCTGAGCGCATTGACAGCCTCATCAACGAGTACGGCTACACCGATGGCCGCTCCTACGGCTTTGCTGCGTTTGTCAACCCGAAAGAATTTGTAAACGCAACCACATCTTCTAAAAAGGACGCCCGTCGCATCTATGACGAAGCGGGCAAGTTGGATGTGGAGGCGCTGCGCTCTCAGAGACAGACGCCCTTCCTGTACGTCGATATGAAGACCGGCAGGATTGATGAACACGAGGGCCGTCACCGCATGGCGGCAATGGACGTTGAAGGCATCACGTCAGCACCTGTGGTGATCGTTGCGCGGGAGAACAAGGGTAAGAAGCCCGCTGAATATCAGCCCATCGGCTCCATGCTCCTTTCTGGGCAAAAGTTTGGCGAAGAGGGCACTGGGGATTTCATCTCAGTCAGTGACCTCACGCCTCTTGTTTACACCCAAGAAGAGGAACTCAAGAAGAAGTTTGCCAATCCTGAACGCCTGCGCTTCAGCATGCGCTCCATGCCGACATACGATCCTGACATTGATGATCGTATTGACAAGGTTATCCCGAAGCGCCCGAAGGAAGGCTTCATCGACGGGCTTATCAACTTCTTCTCGCCCGATACATTTACGCTGCTCCGCGAAGAATTTATCAATCGCTACAACGAGGCGGCAGAACTTGATAAGCGGGTTGCCGCACAGATCAAGGCTGCGGGTGGGCCCGAGCAGTTGGCAGATGAAAGAGCCGAGTCTGCCGCCCTCATGTCAGATCAATCCACGGCAGTTGCTGCTGCTGCGATGGGCATGCACAACCGTAAGGGCGGTATCCCCGTTTATGCCGATGGCGTTGTCACCGTCGATACGTCTGGAGACAACGAGGGCATCGTCTCGATCTTCGCCCCGTTGGCTTCGACGGGCAATCCAGATACGTTCCGCCATTACCAGTTCTGGGCAAATGTAAACAGGGGCAAGCGGTACATGCTCAACCCCGGCAAGACCCGGTACGTTGAGCGCACCCTTGAGCCAGGGGACATCGAGCGCGCCGAGAAGCGGCGTCTTGAGTACCTTGCTATGGGCATCGACTTCCTTGACATCCAGGCCCGCTGGAGGAAGTACAACGATGGTCTGGTCAAACTGGGGCGCGACACCGGAGTTATCTCTAGCCGTGCTGCCCGCGACTTCATGGAGCACGGTGACTACTTCCCGTTCTATCGCCAACTAAACGAGGAAGATGTTGCGGGGCCGAAGACATTCTCGACCATCGCAAGCGTCAAGCCGCCGAAGGCTGCAAAGGGTTCCGAGGCTGAGTACGCAGACTTCTTTGAAACGGTCGTCCGCAACACCCAGGCGATGGTCACGGCGAGCATGAAGAACGTGGCTGCGCAGCGCATGACTGCTCAGGCGCTTCGCATCAACGAGGTGGTGCGCCTCTCTGACAATCCTCAGATCAAGCAGGTATCGGCAGACACCTGGGATGTGTTCGATGGCGACTACATCGACACGGTCCCTGGAGCCACGAAGGCTGTCGCTGAGTCTGCTGCCCGCGCACGGTTCGGTGCAAATGTAAACGTCGTTGAGTCTCCGACGAACCCTGGCCAGTGGAAGAGGCCCGCACGCAACACCTGCGTCGTCCTGACATCTACGTTTACAAGGTCCTGGAGAACGGTACTCCTGTCTACTACCGAGCCTACGACCTCAAGTTCATCAATGCCATCAAGGCGATGAACATGGCTGACCTGCCGTTTATTGGGTTGCTTGCTGCACCGGCCAACGCTCTGCGTACCCTGGTGACCAAGGAACCCGGATACATGTTGGTCAACCAGATGCGTGACTCGCTCTCGGCCTATGTCACGTCCGGCGTCAAGATGACTCCGATTGTTGACAGCGCCCGTCAGTTCGCAGCGTCAATCTCCAAAGAGACTCCCGAGATGGAGGCTCTGTTTAACGCAGGCGTGATCGGCGGTTACGAGTACGCTCATGGCGTCAAGGAAGGCGCAGCAGTCTTTGAGCGCGAGGTGCGCAAGAAAGCAGGCATCAAGACAACGCTTGAGCAGTTGGCAACTCCAGCCACGTCGCTGTGGGGTGCGCTTGAGCGCGGCACGCAAATCTCTGACGGCGCTACACGCGCAGAGGTTTACAAGCGGGTTCTGGCTGAGACGGGTAACCGGGCAGAAGCCCTGTGGCAAGCGGCTGAGGTTCTGAACTTCTACCGTCATGGACGCTCTCCGATCATCCGGGTGCTAACCGCAGCCATCCCGTTTATGAACGCTCGCATCCAGGGTCTGGATGTTCTGTATCGCGCCGGTATAAACCCGATGCTGGACAAGAACGCCACGGACGCACAGCGTCAGCGGATGAAGACGTTCTGGACCCGGGGCATGACGATGATGGCCCTGTCCTCCATGTACTGGATGCTTGTCCATGATGACGAGGAGTACAAGAAGCAGGAGCAGGAGACCCGTGACAACTACTGGCTGATCCCTGGCATGGGTTTAAAGATTGCCATCCCGTTCGAAGTGGGTGTGATCTTCAAGGTTCTGCCGGAGCGGATTCTCCAGAACGCCTTTGGCTCCGACACGGGCAAGGACACGCTTGAGTCCCTGAAGCGTCAGTTGCAGTCCACGCTTGGGTTTAACTTCATCCCTCAGGCTTTCCTGCCGCTGTACGAGACGCAGACCAACTTCTCCTTCTTCACGCAGCGCCCGATCATTGGGCAGGGCATGGAGGATGTGGCGGCCCGGTATCAGGTGTCTCCCGGCACGTCCATGTTTGCACAGATGCTGGCAGACACACTGCGTGTTGAAACGTCAGAGGATTCGTCAGAGTTCACCAAGGCGCTTGCCAAGTCTCTTGATCTCTCGCCCATCAAGGTGGATCACGTCATCAAGGGCTACACGGGCACCATTGGTCAGTACGCGGTAGAGGTCTTCGATGCCATGTACAACCTGAACGCCGACGTGCCCAAGCCGTCTAAACGCTTTGAGCAACTGCCGGTAATTAAACGGTTGGCGCTGGACCCGGACGCTCGCGGTCAGGTCACGGGCTTCTTCGATCTGAAGAATGCAGTCGATGAGGTGGTGCGCACAAGCAACTTGCTTGAGCGGACAGCGCAGACAGAGGACTACTCCAAGTACCTGATGAACAACATGAATGTGTTGGCTCAGAAGGACTACGTCCTCGCTCTCGATAAGTCCATGAAGGAGTTCCGAGAGATGAAGACGATGATCCAGTACTCCAACATGAGCGCGGATGTTAAACGTGACCTGATCCTTGACATCCAACGGATGGAGAATCAACTCACGACCAACATCCAGGAGGTGAGGAAGTTGGCGGCTAAGTAACTGTGAGGTGGCCGTTGTCGAACAGCCACCCCACTGTTTTCCTATGCGCCTCTTCCCACATCTCTCTGCGCTCTTCTTTGGTCAGGGTGTTGCCCTGGTCTAAGTTGTAATGGCATTTAAAACAGAGGGCCGCGATCCTGTAATCGTGAGCCTTGATGCTCTTGCCCTTCCCATCGCGCAGTTGGTTTGAGTGGGCGGCAACGATGGTGCCGTCCTGTGTGCCGCAGTGCTGACAGGCAGATTCCCTAACCTTCTCAAGAAGGTACTGGTTTCTGTAGTTCAAAAGGGCGCCTCCTCAATTTCGTAGACGCTTCGCAAGTTCTTCTTGCACCAACGGGATAACGATCTCGGTTCCACCTGTGTAAACGGCCACGTTGGGTACGGGTCCGATGGTTTCAAATAAACGACCTTCCTTCCCGCATGGGCCACGGGTTCGGTTGTCGATGCAGGTGCCGATGCCGATGATTCCTTTAAACGGGTTGACAGCACAGCGCATGACCACGCCGCCGCCGTGATAGCCACTACCGTCTGGCTGCTCTCTGTAATGTTTACATTTCTTGCAGAGTTCACGATCCTTGTCCCATGTGTACTTCGGCAGGACGAACATTCTTTTGATCCTTGATTTGCTGCTCTAGTTCTTTAACTCGTTCGTAGGCGCACACGTAGTGCTCCGGCCCTTGCGCCCAACAGTCATGGTGATGACTGCCGATCTGGTTGATGTAGTCAGTGATCTCTTTGGCCAGTCTGTCCCCGTCCAGGGTGAGACGGCCTTCGGGCGTGACGGTATCGACTCTACGCAAGAGTGCATGGCAGCGCATGAGAAGGGTGATGTGCTTCACTGCCGATCCTTTATGTTGCCAAGCCTCTGCCAGATGAGTTCGGCTTCCTCCGGTGGAACCTCTGTCGAGTTCTCAAACAGAGTGCCGTCCTCCATCATCTGTTTAATCGCGGCCATCATCTCGTCCAGTTCTTCCTGGCTACCTTCAAAGTTGTCGAAGGCTCCAGGTGCGATCTCAAGTTTCAGTTTCTTGTCCGTCATGTTTTTTCCTCAGTCGAAGTAGTTCATCAAGCATCCGCTCCATCTGGTCTGCGGCGTGTAAATGGAACGGGCTGATGGGGATGTTGTTTGCAAGGGTTCTCATCATGCCGA